ATGAAGAAGTTTTTTCTAGGTATATTGTTTGTCTTATTGTTAAGTGGCTGTTCATCAAAAATTACAGAAGACAAATTGGATAGCATAACCAATAATATGAGCCAGGAAGAAGTTGAAGAAATTCTTGGCAAGCCAAACGAAACATCAACCAATACTCAGCAAATGTACAATAGACTTTCTAAGCAGTATGCAAGTTTCAGTAGTACACACGACGATCAAGATAAAAATTCTGATGAATATAATCGATTGGACATTTATCTGGAAAATTTAGACACTTTAGTCAATGCTTGCTACAATAACGAAAAAGTTGAAGAGTTTACGTATAAATATATCGATGAAGACGGCGAAGATTCTTCTACGACAATTTATTTCATTGATGATAAATCATTCGATTTATACACAGGATTATCTCGGTAAAAATCAAACAAAAAGACCCACCCTATAAAATAGAGTGGACCCAAAGAAGTATAACAATGAAAAAATTGAATCGGTTGGTTGGATTTATAATATACCATAGCATTCTGGATATCAATATTATTGCAAATAAAAAATCCCTCCTACTCAATTAAGAGTAAGAGGGTATTTGTTTACCATGGAAGCTTACTGTTATTAAGCGCTCGTTGCAACGCTTTGACCATGTTAGAAGTCGGGCTGATAACTCCATCAACTGTGGTCTTCAAGGCTCTTTGCATAGCTTTAATCATTTCTGTTCCGCACAACCCATCGATTGCACCTTTGTATAAGCCTTTTGCTTTCAATCGTTTCTGCCATGTACGAATCAGCGTGGATCCTTTTAGTGTATTATCGAATTGTGCGGCATAAAGGTTCTTGTTGCACGCTTGCCGGTATTGGTGACTGATTTCATCATCTGGCGTAATCCCCTCATATTTCATTGCTTTATTGGCAGTGCTTGGTCCAAACATACCGTCTTCTGGGATTTTATTGGTACTTGGTTTTGCAGATGGCGTACTCGGTTTAGCTGCTGAATTAGAACCGCTAGTCTTGCCAAACACCGCATCTTTGAACCGTTCTAGCTCACTTGGTTTAGCTACCCATGGAGCTGGGCAGTTCTTGCCAGTAACATCATAATGTCGCCAAATCTTATTTCGAGTGATATTTGGATATTTTGCGATCAGTTCTTTGACAGCTTTAACAGTATTCTGGAATGTTTTTTCAGTGATATTTCCATTCTTGTCTAGGCACATTTCAACACCGATCGTTGAATAATTAGCGTTGCCTATCTTAGAATACAGTGGTCGATAGCGCGACCCATCTGCATTATATTTGCTAATTTCGTTGGCATGATACGCAACTTCATTTAAGGGAATAATACAGAGTGCTTCAATGTCGTCTACAAACAGTTGAGCAGAAGCATAGTTTCCTTTTAGATTATTAAAATAGTTCTTGTGATTGCGTGCGGTACCTCCATTGTTGGCGGTGTAATGCATGATGATACCATCGATACCATTATTCCTGATACCTGGTCTTGAATACTCATTAATATTGATATACTCGTATTTGATGAAACTCATTTTTTATTTCCTCCTTTTGACAATATTTTTTTGCTATAATCTCCTTATCAGCAAGTGGTCTGCTGAAATAACTGACAAGGAGATGTACTCATGAGAGCAGAGCGGATTGAACAAATACTTTCTGATCATGGAGTCGCTCAATCAAAAGAACTTTCTTTGGCATTAGAAGAGATTTTGAGAGAGTTTTCCAAAGATCGTGATTTAGCGAAACATGTTTCTGAAAACATAGCTCGAAAAAATAGAATGAACTCTATTCTTCGCGGTGAACGATAATTTTATACAAGCTGCTATTTATTTAGTAGCTTGTTTTATCATTCTTTTATAAATTTCCGAATATATTAGATCGTCTAATTTGTATTTACTGGAATAATCATCGACCAGAGATTGAAGAAGTTCTTCATATGTTTTGTGTTCTTCTAAAAGCTGCTCTACAATACTTTTGATCTCTGTTTCTACAAATAAATCTAATTTTTCAAACTTCTCCGTAATTTCTCGTTTCATTATTTATCCCTCCAAATTTATATTAAAAAAGAGCAGCCATCGGCTACTCCTTCTTTTCTGTAAATTCTTGGCCATCGCCATAGTCTACGATATTTTTGTTATCCAAAGCTTGGGTTTCAGATTGACCATCACCATAATCGATTTTTATTTCTGTTACCTTAGGTTTTGGATTTTCTGTACTATCTTGTAATTTAGTTAGTCTTTCTTTTACCCAGTTTGGAATTGGAATCCCCAGTTGTCCTAGATTTTCAATAATTGAGATTCCATATACTGCGATATAGAAAAAGACGAATGCGGTAGCAAACGTCTCGAGATTCATAATCTTTAGATACGGATAAGCAATGACCACTAAGCAAACGACTAGCATATGTTTTACGATGCCAAGTAATCCTTTTGTACTATTAGCGTCTTTGATAAATACCCCCTTGCAAAGTCCTGTCACGATATCTCCTACCACTACCCACAAAAACAACTGCACATAACCGTTTGTCAGCAACCCTCGAAATTCATTTAGTAACACTCCATTATCAATAATCACCATATTTACCACCTTTTCTATTATTTAAAAAGCAACCGACTATTAAGCCGATTGCTCCTGCTGCTAGATATCCTATTCTTTTGTTCCTTCTGGCTTTTTTGCTTCGCCAACAATTTTTGCAACATCTTCACGCAAAATCTCCGGAACGCTCTCGATTGTTCGTTTTCCTTCAATCACGTGAGTTGCATATAACATTTTTAACGCTGAAAATTCCATCGGTCACCCCTCCTTCACTTTGAAAATACATAGTCTGATAATTCCATAAATGCAGTCTGGATCATTTCTGATTCTTCTTGCAGTTGTTTGTTCTCCAGTTTTAATAGTTCCAGTTCAGTGGGTTCTTTAGGTCTACTCTCGTCTACGATCGACTGGATAAACAAACTCATTTCTTCCGGGTCATCGTTCATCTCGTTCAAAAGGATGTTTTCAAAAAGACTGTTTAAATCATCATCAAAGCCAGAACCGTTTAAGACTTTTTCAATGTATTGCTGTTTGAATTCTTCTCGCATAATCGATTCTCCTTTTAAAATATATCAGCTCCTGCATATCCCATGTGGATTGTGAGCCATTCGCCCCCAGATAAATTAACGTAGTCAGACTTTCCATATCTTGAAATTTCAATGTAACCATCCGCTGTAACTCTTACCAAGAGAGTGTTCATTCCTGTACCTTGAGTTCTAATTTGGTGTGTTCTTCGAGGTCTTGCCCAAATCGGCAGCTGTGTGCTCACTCTAACCCAATCTGCACTGATTGTTACCGCCCCGTTAGGTTTGAACGCTCCTGTTAAAGATACCGATCGACCAGATCGGTAAGCTAGCGGTGCGTTATCACCAGTTGTTGCGTATTGACTAAATCCAGTAGTTGCTGGAATAAGCAAATCAGCTACTTCAACCATATCGTTATAGCCCAATCTAGCTGTGGTGTTAGAGCCATTAGCTCGTTCGTCAATGAGATCAATACCATTTACACCAGTTGACGAGGAGCGTTTGATGACTCCTTGAGCATTTCTTAATTCAGTGGCATTCCCACCGACTCCAGTGGTTGTGCTACCTGTTTCAATGACCTCACCTGTTCGTTTATTATAATTTTCATAGGCAATTGCGACAGTTGAATCAGCTAATGTAGTGGTTCCTTTCCGCCAAAGCTGATCTGTATCGTTGATATAGAACCCGGTCCAAACATCAAATGTATTTACGATCAAGGCACCGTAGATTTCCAGTCCGTCAATTCGTTTAAATACACCATTTTCGATAGTTACATTTTCAACGACCAAGTTATTGATTGAGATTCCCCAATCGATCCACTTTGCTCCATCCCACTGTTTCACGTTTGGATCACTCGGCGTTTGCCATAGCGTTCCTTTAGATGGATTTGATGGAGCTGTATCACTTACAACAATTGCCTCTCTCCCAATCAAGGTTGGAACAGCTACCCAATCACTGTAAGTGTTATTAGAGAGCTTGTTCCTTGTCCTCGTCCAAAGCCATTGTCCCGGAACCGGTGTTGGTCTTGTAGTACTCCAACCTGCAGTTGGTTCTGTCATGCTTGATGTCTGTACAAATTGCACTTCTGTTCCTGTGATACTAATTCCGGGATCGCCTTGAAACGAGATAGCATAAGCAAATTGCTTCGAAAATGTTTTGCCGTCCACTGTAATGGTAATAGGAACAGTGCCACTTTTCGTAACTAACGTTGTCGCAGCTGTGAAGGTTACCACTGAACCACTAACGCTCGATGATAGCCCTGTAGGCTTTGTTCCAACTACAACACTAGCTGGTGTGATTTTGTTGATCCCTTTGTAAATAACGGCTTCCGTTGTCGTTGATCCTGCCAAGGCGGCGCTTGTTGAACCTGCAAAGGTATAGGATTCGTTTGTAAGGAAAACAGTATAAGCATCTGCACCAGGGGTCCCTTCTCCACCGTCTTTGATTCTAGAAACGGTGAATACATCGCTCACAGTCGCATCTGCCGCCTTGATGGTTAACGTATCAAATACAGCTTTTGTAGGATCGATCGTCACAGTATTACCTGATCGAGTAACTCCTGTAGGAACAGCTGAACCAAAATTCCCACCGTTTAGACTATACGTCCAATTTGAGATAGCGGTATTCACTGCAGTTCCGGTTACAGAAAAACTAGAAGCTGGTGTGATTTTGCCATCTTTATCAACTGTGATCGCTTGGGTTGCTCCTGATAAAGAAATGAGTGGTGCTGAATCTCCTTTAGGGCCTTGTTCACCTTGCGGTCCCGTGAATGGTGTCCATGGTTTGTAATCATCAGGATTATCAGACCCAACTTGGTTCGTATCTGAATAGAAACCCTCATATTTAGGATAGGCATTTTCGTAGTCTTCGGATGGAGATGGAAGCCAACCTGAATCAACATCGGATATCAAAAATCTGAAATTAGTGATTTTTAGAGTGCCTTTCAAATTATCAGCCCTAAAGCCAAGATTTACAGCTACTGCCGTACTCGCCAACCAAGAAGCTGCAACCGAGGTTATAAAAGATGAAGTTCCTTTTTTATTAGTATTCGTCACAGTAAAAGATTCTCTATTCGCGATAGCGTATGGTGTGTTTCCAAATTGAGGAAGGAAGGTACCTGCAACGTCATCTCCTAGAACTTCCCAATCATAAGCAATAACCACAGCATCTCCCAGTTTGGCAGGAATATTTTTAAGAGCACCGAAAGAAAAGCGATATGGATACATACCTTGATTAGCTGAGTTTGTTCCAACAAGCGATGAAGGTGATATACTACCTACTATTAAATTCTCATTCGGATAAACCTTAGTAAACGTCCCATCCGCCATCAAATATCCACGATGTGGATAGTATGTTTCGCCTTCTTTCCCATCTTTTACCTTTACAATGCTCAGTGTGTCGCTTAAATTATCCAAAGTTGCGGTAATTGCGATCAGCGTCCAATCTTTGTTTGTCCACTGCGAACTTGTCAAAGTTCTTGTGTTGCCAGTTCCACCAAGAGTAATTGCGGTTTGAGCAGTGTTACCAATATAGGGAATAGCCGTAAATGTTGCTGTTCCTGTGACGTTTTGGAGTTTTGCCGATATGTTGATTGTCTGAGTTGTCTTCGGAGTATCATCGGCATTAAAAGCCATGTTTTCAGATGAAGCAGTTAGATAAAGCAGTTTGGCATCCGCTCCGTTCGCTCCCATCTTTCCTACAGAATACGCTTCAGTCTTTGATTCATCTGTATAAATCAGTGTTGTTTTAGTCCAAAGATACTGATTTGCTGATACGGTCGGAATTGTTTCTTGCCACCCACTTGTAGGCGGCGTGTTTCCACTTGTTCCTGCTGCATAGCTGATCGATTTATCTTTGATGCCTAATCCAGATTCACCTTCAGCCCCCATCAGAGTTGGAGTTTGTGTTTCGGATGTTGTGTTATCGGTATACGTTGTGACAACCCTTGTCCAAAGATACTGGCCAGCTGGAACATTAGGTCGTGTTGCTGACCATGTAGTTGGTGGGGTCGTACCACTCGTTGATTGTGCATACGTTGCAACCGGTGTGCCAAGTATCCCTCGGCCATCGTCACCGTTTGCAACTTTGACTAAACTAATTTCATCTTGTACTACTGGCATTCTCCCACCTCCTAATAATCAAATGACCGATCGGTGCCTTTGCCAAAGCGAATCAAATCGACATGCCTTGTTTTTGTGTTCAATACGATCACATCCCATAAATCTTCTTCTAAAACCCCAAGCGGTCTGTCCCCTTGGTCTTTCTTCGGACGGCTCACAGAACAGCCGATAGAGTAGTTCACTGTTCCGTTAGTATCTTTACTGATTCGGTC